CCTAAACGGCGAGCTAGCACGGATTGGCAGCTCAACAGGTCTGTATTCAACCATAGACCTCGAGAGTGCGTCCGACAGCATGTCGATGCGGATGGCTAGAGCCATTTTCCCGAAAGGGATGTTACAATGGCTCGAACTGTTCCGTTCACCGGTATGCCGACTTCCTGGTAACAGGATGCTAGCCTTAAACATGGTATCTACAATGGGAAACGGTTATACGTCCCCATTACAGACGCTACTGTTTAGCTGTGTCGTTGCTGCTGTTTACAAACTGCGTGGCATTGATTTGCGCGCAGGTCCGCACGTTCCGCTTAGGCGGCCGACAAGTCCTTTTTCCAAGGCTGCCGGTGAGCTTGACGATCCGCGGTACGACCCTCACGGGAAGCACTTCGGCGTGTTTGGTGACGACATAATTGTCGACACTGCGGCAACCAATGAGGTGATTCACCTCCTTGAGTTGATCGGGTTTGTTGTGAATCGCAGTAAGACCCATGTTGTGGGTCCGTTTCGTGAATCCTGTGGGAGTGACTGGTACAACGGCACTCCCTGCCGGGGCATTTATATTAAACGCCTGGGTACAGCGCAGGATCATTATGTAGCCATCAACACACTGAATCGCTGGTCTGCAATGACCCTAGTAGCCCTTCCCTCTTTAGTGGGTTGGTTGAGACAGCAAGTTTCTATCGCTGCTCCAATCATCCCTTTTGATGAGGATGATGCTGCTGGAATCAAGGTGCCGATTGACCTGGCGCCCCAAATAAAGCGAGGCCTGTACGGAACATGGAAATACCGAAAGGATGTTCCATGTTTTGCGGGTTTCCGGGTTACCGGAGACACGCAGTTCAATGTACAGATAGTGCCTGAGACGCATGGTGATGGGCCGGTGGTTAGCCGCAAGGTTAATCGTGCTGGGCTGTTGCTCTCCTTCTTGGGTGGTTACATGACGGGTGGTACTGTTAGCGAGGCTAAAAGACTCGTACGGTACCGAACGAAGCATGCGCTCACTCCGCATTGGGATTATTTCCCGATAACGGAAACCGACATTAAGATCGGTACTATGTGGCGCAGACCGTGTCGAGGTTACAACTTCGACTTTGCAGCCTGGTCAGCTGCAGTTACATGTAACTTGTATTAAG